AGGCACATAAATCCCAAATATTTAATCGAGATTACTCACCCAAACCCACCACACACCAACCAAGATGGACTCTCTACTAACCAAGATCTTTCCAACTCTCACTGCTCCAGGAATGGAACTCAAAAATAAAGACGGTTGCTATAACACGTTGATACGTGGCGACATGCAAGTTAAAGTCGATGGATTCCCGTCGTCCAGGGCCATGTCTATGGCTCAGACTATGACCTGGCTCGGCCTAACGTCAGGTAGGCTGACCGGAGGGCCATCTGATCTAGATGGAATAAACAAAAATTTCCTAACTCCAGAGGCAACCATCAACATGGATGCAATCGCCTCGTTCCTTAAATCGCATGGTGGGCTCCAAAACAACGTATTGAGCGCACATATAGCTCAGATGGAGCGCTGGAACTGGCATGATAACCAAGTCAGTTTACTAGTGAACATGTTACGATACTCACTTCTCAAAAGGCTGGAAGAGGGTAACGTCGGTACAGGGCTGAACGGCAACTTGCCTAGTTACGATGACGGTCATGTACGTGTAAATAGAAATGAGTATTTTCCCCAGGACTATCCGCAAGAGGTAGCCACCCTTAGGTGGCCTTGCGGTAACGCGGAAGACAACATCCCGCATTTCCATCATGCCAACGACTATATACCAGCTACGGGCGGGCAGATGATAGACGTGTCTTGTCTCACCGAGAAAGAGGCTAGATTTGTTTTGCTTATGTTAGGTAAGTGGAACAGGACTACTAGGTACAGGCTTGACTTCGATCTACCCAAGTTGGTTGACGGTGTAGCTTACCGCAGGGCCCAACAGGTAGGGGGACTGGTTGAATTTATAGGTGAGGGGCCAAATGTCGAGCCCATGCCTCAAACACTCACGTCTGGGGAGGCATGGCGCACGCTGCTATCATACGTAGCACATAATGGATTGTACGGTAGTTTCTCCGTCGCATTGAACGTGATAATATCGATGATGGCGCAGATGGTACCAGCTACTGCAGAAGGGCACGTATGGCTCGAGGAAGAGTTGCAAGTGGTCTTGCCGCGATTCGAGGCTGTGCGGGGTCGATACCCTTTCTTCAACGAAGGGGAGAAGGCGTTTGTCTCACACCGGGCATTAGCTGAGTGGCGTATGCTCAATGCTAAACAAGAGCGGATCTTACTCTTGGCGAACATATATGCTCAGGCTTATCAGACAGGTCTTGCTGTACGGTCGCTGCGCTATAACGTTGAAGAGAATCCCACAGATTTATTCGCTACTGAATCGATGTTCATCAGCCCACAAATGTATCTACCTGCAGCTGCATCGGAAGCACTAAGGCACCCGGTACCTTTAAGTGGTATGTCTGGAATAGCATTTACTCACACCAACCGGCTAGACAGGCCAGTAGCAGGTAGACGAGTTAAGGTCATTGCACAGGATCAGAGGGCCGTGGAGAATTACGGTATAGTACAAGAACATGACGTGCAGTACATCATGGTAGAGAGGACACCTTTCGCAGGGGTGCCTACACTGTTGTTGCCTTTGAACCCATTCAAAGATGTGACACCGTTCACGCTCAGAGGGTCTATAGATGCTAGCAAACTAGAACGGAACAGGTTGGGCTGGAAGGCCACACCATATCAACTGTGGCACTGGGCTTGGGCTAGTAGACTGTGTGGGTATGACATTAACATAAGTACATCAATGCAACTAGTTAATGGTAAGCGCCCGTACGCACCTAACGAATCATCTTGGACATGGCCA